TGATTTGTCTGCGACATTTTCTATTCCAAAATTAAAGAAAAAAGCCGACCCTTGTGAGATCGGCTTTCCCCTTATTTGCCCAACTTATGGCAGGAATGTGAGATCGTAACCGTAGACAAAAACGTCAACGGTGGCAGGGTAAGTAGCTGCCGTGCCGACGTTAAAGTACAGGTTCTGACCCGTCTGCGCTGCCGTAGACGCCACAGTTCGCTGCGACACAACCGTGGAGCTGGTCAATGCGCTCAGGCTGGCATTCGCCACGATTGCGGTGCCGCTTGCGCCAGGCGCTGGAAACACGCCGGCCAAAGGGACGGTTGCTGTGCTCAAGTTGGTCGAAGCGTTTGTCACGATGACGTTAGAAACGCTGTAGCTGCCCGTGTTGAGCACCGGCAGAACGGTGTCACCCGTCACAGCTAGGCTGACTGATTGAAAGGATGCCAACAAACGCAGAGCTTGGTTTGAGCCAAGTACCTGCGGATGATTGGCAATGGTAGTTGCGGGGCCCGGATTCGCCATGATTTATTTCCTTAAATCTTTGTTGATTAAGCCGCAACGCGACAAGCCAATTCTGGATAAAGCATTGCCCAGCCGTATAGAACATCTAAACGACATGGAATACTGTCGTTATTAATTGTATACTGCCTACAAACACGAATGGACAAGCCGAGTTCTTTATCCGATGCACGTCCAGCAAATACAACGCCCATTGGCAATTCAAGATCTGCACAAGCCAATGTTTCTGCATTGCGATGCAGAATAATGTTTTGTGGAGAAACAGTCCCGGTGTTATTGAACGGAGTCACAACAGCGGAGCTGCTGGTAGCCGAAACAAACACGTTTTGGAATTGGCCAGCCGTGATAATTGCTGGGCTAACCGTAACCGATGCCGAACCACCCGAAGCGATTGTCACAGCCGACGTCACAACGAAGTTGCGCAGACGGTTGGTGCCGTAGGGCTGGCGGTTTTGCGGGTTAACAGCGTAGACGTTCGCAATGGTGATCACGTCGCCCTGCTGAATCGGTGCTGCTGCTGTCGTTGCCGAGATGGTGATCGTCGATGACGATGCCCAACCAGACGTCAGAGAGCCGGTAAAGGTCGTTGTATTGGTCGAAAGGGTTGCAGTAGCGTATGAGCCAAAGGTCTGGCTTACCACGTTCTGGTCCATCCTCCAGCGCATACCAGCCGAGTCGGTGCCCATCATGCCCTTCTCGTACTGCTCGCTGATCTTAGCCGAAGGCATAAACAGCCCTTTCAGCGAATCAACAATGGTGGCCGAGGTGAATGGCTCAACGATACAAGCACGACGACCGTCGCGTGGTGCGCCCTCTGAGTCCAGATAAGCCTGGCCGGTCAGGTAGGTCAGCAGCGAGGTCGGTGGAACGCCAGCGGTACCGACAATGTTGGCCACGTTGTTCTTGGCAAGCACCAAACCATCACGGTCAATCTTGTTGGCGATAGCAGCAACGCCAGGCTTGATCACGCGATCCGAGAACATATCCAGCGAAAGAGCCAGATCTGCCGTTGAGAATTGCGTATCAACGTGGAATTGGGTATTCAGCGTGACAGGAATTGAAGTCTCGTTGAAGTCTTCAACCGACAGGTTTGGTCCCGTAGTTCCGATAAACCGTGCTGGTTTACGGACGTTAACGGTTGAACCAATCTTGGCGCCAGAAACAGCAAATTGGTCGTCGTATTCGCGGTTAACTTCGCTGGTAAAGGTGAGTTCGTTTTCCAAAACCATCAACGCTTCGTTGGTGATCTTGCTGATCGTTAAAAGGGTATTAGCCATTTTAGTTCCTTTGGATCAAAAATCCATTAATCTGTTTATCTGATCTTGCCTGCTTGTCTTGCAAGTTTCCATGCTGCGTAAGTCCCATGAAATTCCCCTTTGGAATTCACAAGATTGTCAGCGGTTGCGTTGCTTGACTTGATAGGGTTAATCGGAGCTGGTGCCTTGCTTTTTACCACAGATCGTTCTGGCTTACCACCTTCAGCTTTGTCAAACTTAGCTTCAAGTTTGCCAATGGCCCTTAATGCTTGCGCCACAGTCATGTCATTGAAAGACTTGGCTTGATCTTGATTTGACGCCAGATGGTAAAGGATTTGAGGTCCAACATCTGATTCCAATATCGCGTCCCGAATGTGATTCGGAACCACAACATCAGACGATGCCACCATATCGTCGAAATCATCAATCTCAGCCTTTGCCGCCTCAAGTCGCTTTGACCAGGTTTGAACCACCTTGGCCTGGGCTTCTTGCGCTCGTCTTTCCTGATCCTGCTTGTCACGCTCCTTCAAGGCCCTCTCAGCGCTAAATTCAGCCAGTGCCTCTGCGTATTCGAAGGCATCGGTGAATTGGTCCGGCGTAGGCTTTTGATCTCCGGCTGGCGCCCTTTGTGGCGCTTGCCCTTGCTCTAATGCCTGTAGCCGTATTTCCAGCGCTTCCCTTGCTTCGCGCTCTCGCTGGGCATCTGCCCTGGCTTGTTCGCGCTGCTTGGTCAGCTCCGAAAACCGCTGTTTCAGCTTATTCGGTTTGCTTTCGCTTTCTGTCGGTTGCGCCTCATCCTCTGCTTCTGGCTCATTCTCAACCTCGGATTCGATTGGCTCCGCCTCGTTGGCGGCCTCAGTCGTTTCTTCGGGAGCTAAGCCCAGTTTCTGTGCAAAAAATTCAGCTTGATTCTCTGACGTGATGACTTGCGTCGTCTCTCGTTGCTCGCTCATGGATTACCACGGATATACCCGGTGAAACGCGCCGGTACGATTGCGTTTATATAACCCGCTTTTGGATTGGTGTCAAAGGCTAACTTGAAAACGGTGATTGGCCCTGATCAATGTCCGATACAGCAAACTCTGCCGCCATCATCTGCTCAGCATTGCGACGCTCAATCTCTCGAGCCAATGCGTCAATAGGCATATTGTGGATTAGCAGGTTAACCAGCGCATCAATCTCGGTCTTGTTCTGACTGGTGATGGACCTGGTGTTCTGATCATTAACCCGGACCTCGGCCATCGTCTCGGTGTTGTGCGCCTTGGCGGTGACTTCCATGAGCTTGCGCTTGTTGGCACCTTCCTCTTTGATCTGCGCCACTTGACCGCGGTTGTTGATCTCAAGCTGCATCGCCTGCATCTGCTGCTGCATTTGTTGCACAGCTTGCTTGGCTTGTGCGAGCTGCATTTGGACCTGTGGCGGAATATCTGACTTCTCGTCGATCTGCGCCAGCGGGTTCACCGCGGCCAGCCGGTCGGCAATGATCTCGGCACCGGGGAAATCCATCTGCCGGAATACCAGATCGCCAGCAGCCTGGAACAGCTCTGGGCTTGCACCAATGAGCGGCATCATCGCCTCAACCGCCTGAATGCGCCTGCTCGCGTAGCCAGGACCCGTGTCCATGCTGACGTCGTACTCGCCTACCGTGACGTCGTTCAAGACTCTCCCAACTTGGGAGGCTTCATTGATAGTGATCAAGTCTGGTTTGCCATCAACGCCGATGATGCGCATAACGCGCTCGGAGTCATAGATCTTGGGAATCAGATCTAGGATGATGCGACCAGTCTGGGCAATGGATTTAGTCAAATTATCGTAGTAATGATAATTCGTCATATCCGTCTGTTGCTGCTGGCCATTCAGCGCTTTGCCGCTGATGTTGCCGGTTGGCAATTGCGCAGGATCAAAGATGCCCACAACCTGCTGTAGATCGTTGCTGACAGACTCAGCAGCACCCATGATGCCCAGCGGTGGTGGCTCGGGTTGTAGACGGGTCGGCACCGGAGCTGATCGCCCCTCAATGTCGGTTTGCTTGTAGCGCAGCACCGGCGTGGCTTTGATGTTCGCCGCCGCCCACTCGTTTTCATGGCCTTCGTCTTGACCTTCGGCCAACAGCCACTTGGCTTTTGGCGCCAGAGCAATCGCCTCGGTCATTGAGGTTTGCCAGAAGTTGTACATCTTCTGTGGATCTTTGGCGTATCGCACCAATCCATACTTGATTGACTTGCTGTCAATGACAATCCGGCCACCGTAAACCGGCACCACGGGAATGTACTTGCCTGGCCAATCCCGCTCCTCGAGGATTTCCATCGCGGTGAGCTTGCACCACTTGACCACTTTCTTGTACGAGTCCCGTTCGCCAACAATCTCAAGCCCATGCGTGGCCATGAAGTCCTTGCTGGGGAGCTGGTCCTTGAACAGCCGGGATTTATCGTTTAGCAGGTAGAGCTTTGCCGGCGTGCGCTCAATGTAAAAGTATTCAGCGATCCGAATGTCTTCTTTGGTCACCCACTCAGGGTTGGAATCGCCATTGCCGCGGCCTGAGAAGTTGCCGCCAGCGTCTGAGTTTGGGTAGAGATCCCGAAACTTATCCTTGCTCATCACGGTCGTGATAAGGCAACGCTCTTGGTCCGAACCGTCCAGCGCCGTGCTGTTTGGATCAAAGTAGACCGAGAAAGGATTTTCGATAGGGTTGATATAGATCTCTTGATCAAACGAGTCAGGAGCCGTGTAATCGGTGACCACTCGCCAGTAACCCCAGCCCATGCGCACAGCCGATTCAAACGCTTTGTCGTACGCGCTAT